TACTCACAGTAAACATGCTTGGATGTTGAGAAGTATTTCAAAATAAATGAATGACGGTTATCTTGGTAATGAACGATTAAAAAAAGTTGGTATAGAAATACAGTATACGGAAGAACAAGCCGTAGAATTAGCTCGTTGTATTGAAGATCCTGTATATTTTATAAGAACTTATGTTAAGATTGTAAACGTCGATAAAGGTCTTGTACCATTTGATATGTGGCCATTTCAAGAAGAAATGGTCAAATCTTTTCACAGTAATCGTTTCTCGATTGCAAAAATGCCTCGACAGGTAGGTAAAACTACCACAACGGTTGGTTACATGTTGTGGTGTGTTTTATTTCAAGAAGAATATTCAATCGCAATATTGGCCAACAAAGGTCAATTAGCCCAAGAAATTCTTTCTAGATTACAGAAGGCTTATGAATATCTACCTATTTGGTTGCAACAAGGCATTATTGTTTGGAACAAAAGAAATATAGAACTTGAAAATGGTTCTAAAATATTTGCGTATGCGACTTCTGCGGCTGGTGTTCGAGGTGGTTCTTACAACTTGATTTTTTTGGATGAATTTGCTTTCGTTCAACATAACATGGCATTAGATTTCTTTCAATCTACATATCCTGTTATCTCATCTGGACAAACATCTAAGGTTATTATTGTTTCTACTCCGAATGGTTTGAATCTATTCTACAAAATGTGGACAGATGCAATTGAGAAACGTTCAACTTATGTGCCGGTTGAAGTTCATTGGTCGATGGTTCCAGGTCGAGATGAAAAGTGGAAAGAAGAAACGATACGTAATACTTCTGAAGAACAATTTAGGGTTGAGTTTGAAACTGAATTTATTGGTTCTTCAGCAACGTTGGTTTCTGGTGTAAAATTAAGGTCTCTAGCATTCTTTAATCCGATTGAGTCTGAAGAAGGTTTGGACATTTACCAAAAACCGCAACCAAACCGACTTTATATTTGTACGGTAGATTGTTCAGAAGGTGTGGAAAGAGACTATTCGACAATCAATGTTATAGATGTTTCAGAAGTTCCATACAAACAGGTTGCCAAGTATCGTAACAATAAACTACCTTTGTTATTTTTTCCAACAGTAATCTACTCATTGGCCAAGAAATATAATGAAGCTTTCGTACTAATTGAAACGAACAATGTAGGTCAACAAGTGGTTGATATTATGCATTATGATTTAGAGTATGAAAATGTCTATAAAATCGACCATCACCACATTAAAGGTCAGACAATTTCTGGTGGTTTTAAACGATCTGCAAATTTTGGTGTTAAAACTACCAAAACAGTCAAAAAAATTGGTTGCGCTAACTTGAAAACTCTAGTAGAAAGTGATAAGTTAATTATCAACGATTTTGATACGATTGCTGAATTAAATACTTTTGTTCGTCAGAAAGATAGTTATGCTGCCGAAGAAGGCAATAACGATGATTTGGTGATGGGATTAGTTCTTTTTGCCTGGTTAACGGCACAATCCTATTTCAAAGAAGCCACAAATATCGATATTCGTAAAGTTTTACTTGAAGAAAACGACATGTTAGGTGAGGAACAATTACTACCTGTAGGTATTATCGATGATGGAAGACCAGAACCTGTCGTTGATTCTTCTGGCGATGTGTGGTCCGCCATAGAAGGTAGAGGGTATATATCCTCAAGTTTCTAAAAACATAAATAGACAATAAAAGAATTTATTCAGCCTGAAAAAAGGAGATTTAAAAATGGCTTTTCAACTATCACCAGGTGTGAATGTCTCAGAAGTTGATTTAACAACTGTTGTACCTTCTGTGGCTACTACTGTTGGTGGTTTTGCCGGTAATTTCAACTGGGGACCAGTGGATGAAATTGTAACTATTAATAATGAAGTTCAACTAGTAGAAAGATTTGGTAAACCAGACAGCAACACATACACCTCATTCTTCACTGCCGCAAACTTTTTATCGTATTCAAACGATCTACGCATCGTTCGTTCAGCAGGGTCAACTGCTAATAACGCTACAACAAGTGGCACGCCTGTAAGAATTGATAATAGAACCGATTATGAACAAAATCATTCATCAGGTTCAGAATCAATTTTGTTTGCAGCAAAGTTTCCAGGTTCATTAGGAAATTCATTAAAAGTTTCTATGTGCGATTCAAACGTTGCTATATTAAGTACATGGCAATATCAAAATGTGTTTAGTTCTAATGCAAATACCTCTTCTTATGCCACTTCAAAAGGTGTTACTGGAGATGAAATACATATTGTCGTCATTGATACTACAGGTAAAATTAGTGGTACAGCTAATACTATACTAGAAAAGTTTGATTTTGTATCAAAAGCAAGTGATGCAAAAAATTCTGACGGTACAACAAATTATTACAAAGATGTTTTAAACACAAGATCAAAATGGATTTGGTGGACATCACACCCTGTTTCTGGTACCAATTGGGGAAGAAGTACTGAGTATATAATAGCAAACGAACCAGATAGAGCTTACGATTTACTATCAGCAACGGATTATGTATTGAGTGGAGGTATCGATAGTGCTCCTTCAGCAGGTAACTTAACTTCCTCTTATGACTCGTTCGATAATCCTGATGCGGTTGATGTTTCATTAATCATGTCTGGTTCAGTTGTAGGCGATACAGTTCCAGATCATTTAACTGCTATGGCAGAAAATAGAAAAGATTGTTTAATTTTCTTATCACCAGAACAATCGGATTGTGTAAACAATTCTGGAAATGAAGTTGCTGATATTACAACATTAAGAAATACATTTAACTCTTCTTCTTTTGCTGTTATGGATTCAGGTTGGAAATATCAGTACGATAAGTATAATGATGTTTATCGCTGGATTCCATTAAATGGAGATATTGCTGGACTTTGCGCTAGAACCGATATCGAAAGAGATCCATGGTTCTCACCAGCAGGATTTAACAGAGGTCAAATTAAGAATGTTGTAAAACTATCTTGGAATCCTACAAAATCCGAAAGAGATAGTTTGTATAAACTTGGTATTAATCCTGTAGTTACTTTCCCAGGAGAAGGTACGGTTTTATATGGTGACAAAACTTTGTTATCTAAGCCTTCTGCATTTGATAGAATTAATGTTCGCCGCCTCTTTATTGTACTTGAAAAGTCTATTTCAAGAGCAGCTCGCTCTTCGTTGTTTGAATTCAATGATGAATTTACAAGAGCGCAGTTTGTAAACCTTGTAGAACCATTCTTACGTGATGTTCAGGGTCGTCGTGGTATTTTCGACTATCGTGTCGTATGTGATACAACAAATAATACACCAGAAGTAATTGATCGTAACGAATTTGTTGGCGACATTTATATTAAACCAGCACGTTCGATCAACTTTATTCAACTTAACTTCGTTGCAGTACGTACAGGCGTATCGTTCAATGAAGTGGTTGGATCATTCTAATAAATAGAGAGATAGGAGAAATTTAAATGGCATTTAACATTAACGAATTCCGCTCTCAGATGCAAGGAGATGGGGCAAGACCAAACCTCTTTGAGGTTACTATGCCCTTTCCTTCTTTTTCATCGCCAGGAAATGCACAAACAAAATTATCGTTTATGTGTAAAACGGCACAATTACCAGGTTCAACTCTTGGTATTGTTCCTGTGCAGTATTTTGGTCGTGAATTAAAATTTGTGGGCAATAGAACATTTGCTGATTGGACAATTACTGTTATTAATGATGAAGATTTTATTATTCGTAATGCGTTTGAAAGATGGATGAATGGCATCAATAGTCATAGTCTTAATGTTCGTACACCTTTAGCGCAAACACCTTCATCATATTCTGTAGATGGTGAAGTAAGACAGTTTGCAAAAAATGGTGATGTTTTGAAGAAGTATAAGTTTATTGGTTTATTCCCATCAGATATAACTCCAATCGATGTTGATTGGGGTGCTAATGATACAATTGAAGAATTTTCAGTGACTCTTACTTATCAGTGGTGGGAATCAGCTGAAGATGCTGTGGTTTGATAGAGAAAGAGCCATCGCTCTTTCTCCTTTTATAGGATTATAAATTTTGGCTATAAAATTATTTGGATTTACTTTAGGTAAAAAGGACATTGTTCAGGTCGAAAAACCTGAACAAGCTTCCTTTACACTTCCAACCCAAGCTTTAGATGATGGTGCCGTTACCATTACTAGTAATGCCTATTACGGTACATATGTTGATCTAGAAGGTTCGATACGAAACGAATTAGAACTTATAACTCGTTATCGTGAGATGGCAAATCATCCAGAACTAGAAAAAGCAATTGACGAAATTGTCAACGAAGCAATTACATATTCTTCCGATAAAAAAGTTGTTGATATTAATCTTGACAAATTAAAAACAACTGAATCAATTAAGAAAAAAATAATAGAAGAATTTGATAAAGTACTAACTCTTCTAAACTTCTCTAATTTAGCTTCCGATTTATTCAAAAGATGGTACATCGATGGTAGAATGTACTATCACATTATAGTTAATGAAAAGAATCCTAAAGAAGGTATTCAAGAATTACGTTATATTGACCCAAGAAAAATTAGAAAAGTTCGTGAAGTAAAAACAGGTAGAGATCCAAAAACTGGAGCACAAGTAATTCTATCTACTGCTGAATACTATGTGTATAATGATAAAGGCACTACAACTCAAAATTACACCGCATCAACCAGTCCTGGTTTAAGAATATCTCCAGATTCAATCATCAATATTAATTCTGGTATAATGGATGCAAAAAATACTTTTGTAATTTCATTCTTACATAAAGTAATTAAGCCATTAAATCAACTTCGTATGATTGAAGATGCTGTAGTTATTTACCGTATTTCAAGAGCACCAGAACGTAGAATTTTTTACATCGACGTAGGTAACTTGCCAAAAGGTAAAGCAGAACAGTACCTACGAGATGTTATGGTTAAGTATCGTAACAAAATGGTATATGAT